AAGCGCCACAGACGATGGCAGGCACTCCGTGGTAATCAACGTCAACAATGAGGCTTAAACATGGAACAGTCCTTTATCAATATGCTCGCTGGAGCAGTCTCAGTCTTGTTCGGTTGGATACTTAAGACCGTGTGGGACGCTGTCAAAGACCTACAATCTGCCGATGACGAGCTAGTTGATAAGGTTAACAGAATAGAAGTCTTAGTGGCTGGCGAGTACGTTAAGCGCGAGGACTTCAGAGCCGATATGGATAGGATATTTGATAAGCTAGACATAATAGACAAGAAGCTAGACAGCAAGGCTGACAAATGATTGCAGAGCTTGCCGCGTTTAATGCTGCGTACTCAGTAGTTAAAGAGTTTGTAGCAAACGGTAAAGACTTAACCGACTGCTTTGGTTTCATCGGTCAGATGACTACAGCCAAAGAAGACCTAAAGCTAAGGCAAGCAAAGAACAACAGCTTTACTAGTGATGCTGAAGAGTTTGCAGCACTTGAGCAAATAAAACAAGCAGAAGATCAGTTAAGAGAGTTGATGCAGTATTACGGTAGAGCTGGCTTGTGGGATGACTTCGTTAAGTTCCAAGCAGAAGCAAGAAAAGCACGACTCTTAGAGCGTAACGAGAGGATTAAAACAATCAACCAACGCTGGCAGTATGCAAGTATTATCGTTGCTGGCTGTCTTGGACTCATAGGTATGTACGCTATCTTCATGGTAGCTAGTGCAATGGCGGGAAGTTTTTATGCTACAAATTCTTGGTAAGATATTAGGCTCAGGTGATGTTGTTCAGAAGGGCTTACAGCTCATTGATGACATGCACACCTCAACCGAAGAAGAAATTCATGCTAAGTCCAAAGCTAAGACAGACTTACTACAAGCCTACGCCCCGTTTAAAATCGCCCAGCGTTACTTGGCATTGATGTTTGCTGTTACTTTTCTAACAAGTTTTGTTTTAGTTCTAACAATGACTCTGCTCGGCGAAGGTGACATAGAAGCAGTTAAGCAAGTTTTGGGTGACTTTTACATTGGCGAGATAATGCTGACGATTGTCTTCTTCTATTTCGGTGGTGGCGCTTTTGAAGGCGCGATGAAGAGCCGGGTTAAATGAACTACTTCTCTGATGACGAGCTTCGCTGTAAGTGTGGATGCAATGAGTTAATTTTTGATTCTGCCGTTAGGGTTGCTCTTAATACAATACGGATGGAGTATGGCAAGCCAATGGTAGTGACATCGGGTTACCGATGTCAAAATCATCCGATTGAAGCAAAAAAATCTAAACCCGGCGAGCATACTACTGGTATGTGTGTAGACATAGGCTGCTCTGGTTTTGATGCGGCAGTAATAACAAGTTTGGCGGTAAAGTATGGCGCAACAAGAATAGGCTGGAACCAAAAAGGTAGCGGCAGGTTTGTCCACTTAGGATGGTCAACCGATTATCCCAAAGGAACGTGGACGTACTAGGAGATTTGAATGAGTAAAGGTGGAAGCAGAAGCTCAATGACCCAAACAGGCGGACAGTCTTCGTTTGGTGGACAGATGCCAATGCAACAGGGCTACCAGTCTCCGTTTGGCAACCAAAGTTACAGATCTCAACCTAGTCAGCCTACTTTTAATAATTACTCGTATCAGCAGCCGGGTCAGTTTGGCGGCCAAATAATGAACCAGTCTATGCGCTCACCCGGCAGCAAAGGAGGCTATCAGCCACCTATGCGCCAACAAATGCCGTCTCCGGGTGGTAAGGGTAGAAGTTACCAGCCTCCATCAATGCCTTCTGGATATGGTCAGTCAACATTTAACCCCGGCCAGTTTGGTGGTTACGGTCAGCCATCAAATATCTTTTCTTTTAGTAGCCCTCATTATCAGCCATATGTACCTCCAGTATATGAACCACCACCTCCACCCCCTCCGCCATACAGAGGTGACGACCCAAGAGGATCTGGTGTAACAAGCTCACCGCCGTCTACCGGAAGCAAAGGGGGAACTCAAAGACCTATGCCGGATTATTCTTCATCAGGCGTTACTGGGTATCAGCCATCATTTGGTGGAAAGGGTGGCTATTACCAGAGCGCGGGACAATTAGCGCAACCTATTAATCTACCTGCTGTGCAACCACCTCCTGTCATGCCAAGTATGCCTCAAACAAAAATAATAGATCCTAGGGGAGCATTTACACCACCTACACAGCCACCAGCACCTGTTAACAACCAAACTCTTACACCTGTAATGCCTAAGCCTACAATGCCTTCTAGGGAGGTGCCTGTGTTTCCTTCAGTTGGTGGTATAGGCGGTGGTCAATCATTTGTTGGTGGATTTATACCAACAGGTCCAGAGCCAAGATTTAGAGTGTTAGCTACTAATGATATGCCGAGACCTATTTTTTCAGGCATGAACGCAGAACCAATTCAAAATGAAACCGCCGCAAAAAACTTTTGGTCTCAGGCTCAAAAAGCTATGGATTCTGGAAGTTTAGCTGATGCAGATAGGTTTTTAAGGCAATACGAAAGTATTACTGGGACTAGAAATCCAATGTATGGACTAAGTGCTTTAGACCCATCAGGCTATCAGTCAGCAATAGCTAACAGATAATATTTTTTAAGAGGAATTCTTATTAATGCCATTAGCAAAAATTCAGTTTAATCCCGGAGTCAACAAAGATGGCACGGAATACACTGCTGGTGCTGGTTGGTTTGATTCTGATAAGATTCGCTTCAGACAAGGCCGCCCTGAAAAAATAGGCGGCTGGCAGAAATTTAACATTGATTTTTTTCTAGGAGTTTGTCGGTCGCTTCATGACTGGTCATCTTTAGAATCAATTAGCTACATAGGCCTAGGAACAAACCTTAAATTTTATGTTTCCGAGGGTTCTTCTTTTAATGATGTAACCCCCATACGCTCGACAACATCGGCAGGCGATGTAACATTCTCTGCAACCGATGGGTCATCGACTATCGTTGTATCTGACACAGCGCACGGTGCGGTAGTGGGTGACTTTGTTACTTTTTCTGCTGCGGTAACACTGGGCGGTAACATAACATCTACTGTTTTAAACCAAGAGTATCAAATTGTTTCTGTTCCCACTGTAGACAGCTATACCATTGTGGCAAAAGACACAGACGGGTCAGAGGTTTTTGCAAACTCAAGCGACACAAATAATGGCGGCGCTTCTACAGTTGGCGAATACCAAATCAATACAGGCTTAAATGCTTTTGTTGATGGAACTGGCTGGAGCGCTGGTGCGTGGGGCTTTAGTACATGGGGTAGCGCATCAGCAGTTTCTGCGGCAGGACAGCTTAGATTATATAGTCAAGATAACTTTGGTGAAGACTTAATTTTTAATCCCCGTGGTGGTGGTATTTACTATTGGGATGAATCAAGCGGAACAGGAACAAGGGCTGTTAATATTACGGATCTTGCTGGCGCTTCAAACGCTCCCACAGTTGCTCTTCAGGTTATGGTGTCCGATACCGATCAGCATGTAATTGCCTTTGGCTCCAACCCGATTGGTTCGTCAAACATAGATCCATTGTTTGTAAGGTTTTCCGATCAGCAGAACGCAGCAGATTGGACTCCAACAGCAACTAACACAGCTGGTGGTGTTAGAATTAACTCTGGCTCTCAGATAATTGGTGCCATTCAGGCAAGACAAGAAATACTAATCTGGACAGATGTTAGTTTGCACTCAATGAGATTTATTGGATCTCCGTTTGTTTTTGAGTTTACACGACTCAGTTCAGATGTATCAATGATATCGCCTAACGCGGCAGTGAATGCTCGTGGCTCGATATACTTTATGGATAAGGGCAACTTCTACGTTTACAACGGCTCTGTTCAACCACTGCCGTGCCCAGTAAAGGCGCATGTGTTTTCAAATCTAAACCAAGATCAAGCCTTTAAAGTTTTTGCTGCAGAAAACAATGCGTTTAATGAGGTCATTTGGTTTTATCCGGTTGGAGAAGGAAACACTGAGATCACTAACTATGTATCATACAACTATGCAGAGAATGTGTGGGCGGTTGGCACGTTATCTCGTGGTGCATGGCTTGGGTCTGGCACCAAAAAGCCAATTGCAACAACGGCGTTAGATGGTGGCAACAACTATCTCTACGAGCATGAGGTTGGCTTTGATGATGATGGTAATCCAATGACGGCATACATTGAGTCTGGTGATGTTGAGCTTGGAGATGGCGAGTTTCTTATGTACATGAACAGAATTATTCCTGACTTTGCATTTAGCGGTGATACCGGAAGTGCAGAGGCAGATTTAATTATAAAGGGGTCTAACTTCCCGTTAGAAACTCCGTCTACACTATCAACCTCTACGGTAACGCCAACATCAACGCAGTCTTTTGTTAGGAGTCGCGCTCGTCAAGCGGTGGTTCGCATAGAGAGCAATGGCTCAGGCTATGGCTGGAGATTGGGTGACTTAAGATTTGAAATGAAGCCGGACGGTAGAAGATGACAAGCAGACGTAACACACCAATGCCTTTAGCAAAGCAAGAGTATGAATATGAAAACGAAGCCATCTTCCGGCGGACACTAGAGTTTACCTTTCAGACCGTTGAAAACGACATTCAACTAGCAAAGACTCAGGGCGATAAGGGTGGCTCGTTAGCAATGCGGCGATTCCAATTTTTATTAATGGGTGCCTCATGACAGATGCTATTAAAGTTTTAGGTCAGGTAGATGTAGACGCAACAACTACCACAGTTTTGTACACCACCCCGAACCTAACTCAGACAACCGTTAGCTCTCTTGTGGTTTGTAACAGGGGTGCAGCTGGTGGAACCTTTAGGGTGAGCATCCATGTTGACAATGAGTCAGCAGATGACAAGCAGTATTTATTTTATGATGAAGCGCTTGCAGCAAAGACAACAAGAACTGTAGTGATTGGCATCTGCTTAGGGCAGAATGACGTTATTAAAGTTTATGCAAGCTCAACAGACTTTTCGTTTAACCTCTTCGGAGTGGAGACAAGCTAATGATGTACCCAAACCAACAGCCGCCAATGCAAGGCATGGCAAATCAAATGGCCCAGCATGGACGCTATGGCGACAGCATGCTGGTACACATGAATCCGATAGAGGTACAAGGTCTTGCCTCGCTATCACCAACTGGGTCTCTTACCGTAAACCCAGTTACGGGACAGCCGGAAGCATTCCTTCCTTTTCTAGCGCCATTGCTAGGCAGTTTGGCTGGGTCTGCTTTTTTGCCAACAGTGATTCCCGCTCTTGCAGGGAAAGCTGCACTGGCTGGTGCTATAGGGTCTGGTCTTGCAACTACTGCGGCAACAGGAGACTTAAAGCAAGGCATTCTTTCAGGTCTTACAGGTTACGGGCTGGGAAGTGCGCTAGGAGCTGCTGGTGATATGTTAAACCCACAGATTGCCGGGGCGGAGCAGGCTCTTGCAGGCGTTGGCGAGCAGGCAGCAACAGCAGCATCAGATCTTGCTTTATCTGAGGTCGGTTTAAATCAGGCCATAAATCAAGCATCTCAGGCGGGTACGCCTTTTCAGTTAGCGTCAAAAACTCCAATCGGTGAAGCATTTAGTCCGGTTGCTCAACCAATCGCACCCAGTGAGATTACTCAACTAAGCGGATTTAGCGCAACCCCTCAGATGAGTCCAGCATTGACCCAAGCTCAAGGTTTGGCTGAAACAGCTGGACGAACAGTATCTCAGCAGCAAGCCGGACTTGCCAGCTTGCAAGGTCAACAGGCAGGATTGCAGAGTCAAATTGACACAGCTCGACAAGCAATGACTCCGATGGACAGATTGACTGCACCATTCAAGCAGCCCGGCGCTTTTGGATCTGCAATGATGTCTCCCGGCACTCTCGTTCCAATAGCATTGGGTGAGGGCAAAAGAGAAGAGCTTCGCATGCAAGATGAAATGGACTCTCTTGGTCGGCAAGAAAAAAGAAAAAGACAAGAAGATTTAGAGCGGAGTCGCCAGCAAATGTTTGGGGGCTTTGGTCAGGTAAGTAAAGATTACAATTACTCAGGATACGAAGTTCCGATAAGTTATGCCAGAGCGGGCGGGATTACATCTGTTAACCCTCAAAATTACATGCAAAATCTGCAAGGTCTTCAGCGATTAGCCGGTGGAGGACAAACAAATTATAGCCCAGTAATCAATCCTGCTGGAGCGGCTCAAAGACAAGCTAATATTCGTGGATCTGAAGTCATATCTCCAGCAGAACTGCAAGGCTATCGACCCGGATTCAGCCCAGAGATTCAATACTTTAAACGACTAGAAACAACTGGCGCTCCTCAAGCTGGACAGACTGATGCAGCAGGTGGTCAGGGTGCAGGCCAGTTAAGCGCAAGCCAGCAAGAAGCCATTAATATGGTATTAGGAGGCAAGGGCGGAATGGGGGCAGGCGGCCCTAACTTCGATGCAATGTCTTTTAACTACGGAGCAAACGAGCCTCTTAGCGGTATGAACGCAGGATCAGCATTCACTGCAGCGGGTATGGGTCAGCAGGGCATAGCCGATCTAAGCAGAAGACGATCATCAAATCCTCGAGGAGATGCTTACTCTCGATACACTCAGGAAATGCAAGAGGGTGGTGAAGTAGCTGTAGATATTGAGATGCAAGAACAAATGCCAGATGAATCTATGGCGGAAACAAGTGACGCAAACGGAGGTCGCTTAATTGAGCTGGCGGCTCTTGCATTGCTTGGACGTTTACCTGAAGAAGAGTCGAAGATTGTTATTGAGCAGTTTGTTATGGAGTTTGGAGAGGAAGCCCTCCAGATGTTGCGAGACAGGGTGTTAACAGATATGTCCCCTAATGCTCAAACTGAGGGTAAAATAGAAGGCAACGGCAAGGGCATGGATGATATGGTTCCCGGAATGATAGGCGACCAGCAGCCAGTAGCTGTAAGCCCGGGCGAGTTCATTGTCCCTGCCGATGTTGTTTCGGGTCTTGGTGATGGTGACACAGATGCTGGAGCCAATGAGCTTGAGAGAATGATGGAGAAGGTTCGCCAAGAAAGAACCGGAACGGATCAGCAGCCTCAACCACTTAATACTCAAAGGGTAATGCCAGCATGAGTCAGCCAGCAAGAAAAGAAAACGTAGCTAGAATTAGAGACATCTCTAAAGAGCCAAGGGTTAAGCCTAAGTCTGCAAAAGGCAACCCAACACACACCATTGCCCTTGTTCCAGCTAACTTTATTAACTCTCTGTGGCCCGATGTTCGAGAAGAGCTTATGCGAGCAGTGGACAGGTCGCATGGCAGGTGGACTATCGAGGCATTGTTTTCTTGTATTGCTAATGGACAGCAACATTTGTGGGTAGCATTTGATGCCGACAAAAATATTAATGGTGTAGGAACAACTGAGATCGTTACATACCCCGGCAAGAGAATGCTTGTTATACAGTTTTTAGGTGGCAAGAATTTTAATGACTGGGTCTGGGATATGCTTGAAAAATTTAACGACTGGGGAAGAGACAACCGCTGCTATGGAATAGAGGCTACAGCAAGAATGGGCTTCTGGGAATGGCTTAAGCAGGACGACTTTCAAAGATCATATGTCGTTTATGAGAAGAGGATTGATAAATGAGCAAAGGCGGCGGTAGTGGTGGCGGAACACAACAGGTAGAGCAGACAACCAGTAATCTACCAGAATACGCTCGCCCGTATTTTGAAGAGCTGCTAGGAAGAACTGCATACGAGTCTACCAGACCTTATGAGGCATACCCCGGCCAGCGTATAGCTGACTTTACTCCGTATGAACAGATGGGCATGCAGGGTATGTATGACATGGCAGCTCAGGGAGCGCCAGTACAAGTTGGTATGGCATCAGACATTGCTGCACAGATTGGTTATCAGCCATCTAATATGGGAATGCAGATAGCCTCTGGGTTTCAGCCACAGCAAGTTCAGTCTTACTATACCCCGGGTCAATTTCAAACAGGGTTCCAAGCTGGGCAGATATCTCCTCAGTATCAGGCAAACCAGTATTACTCACGGCTAGGCGGAAGACAGTTTGATCCCGGTTACACTGCAGCCCCAACACAAACCGTTGGAGATCTTGGCTCTGACTACATGTCTCAGTATCGATCACAGCTTGCAGCTCCATCGTATCAAGCGGGTGATCTTCAGCAAGGATATACTCCAGATCAGCTCGGCATGTCATACCGTGGAACAGAGTTCACACCCGGCTATGAAGCTGGTGCAAGAGACTCTCAATTTCAAATGGGCGATTACGCATCTGGATATCAAGCTGGTCAGTTTGATCCCGGCTATGCAGCAGGTGATATAAGGCAAGGATACACAGCTGGCGACATTGAGTCTGGCTACAGAGCTGGGCAGTTTGACCCGGGTTATGTTGCAAGAGAGCTTGGACAAGACTATACAGCTAGAGATTTAGAAAGCCAGTTTCAAGCCGGAACTTTAGCTGATGCAGAAACATTGCAGCAATACATGAATCCATATCAGCAGTTAGTGACTGATGTTCAAAAGAGAGAAGCGCAAAAACAATCTGACATTATGGGCGGTCAAATAGAGCAGCAAGCAACCCAAGCTGGTGGTCTTGGTGGCTATAGAGAAGCCATTATGCAAGCAGAGCGACAGCGTAATCTTGGTCAGCAGCTGCAAGACATACAGGCTACTGGAGATACGGCAGCCTACCAGCAGGCGCTTCAAGCGTTCGAGCAAGATCGTGCGGCAAGGGGTCAGGAAGAGCAGTTTCGACAGCAAGCCTTTGGCACAACAGAAGAAGCTCGGCAAGCGCAACAGCGCATGGCTATCGATTCGTTCCAAGCTGGCGAGCAGGCTCGTCAACAGGCAGCATCTTTTGGCATGACGGCACAACAGCAAGAAGATGCGGCAAGGCAAGCTCAAGAACAATTCATGCAGTCTGCTTTTGGTCAGACACAACAAGCCCGGCAACAACAGCAAGCACTTGAAATTGATACCTTCCAAGCTGGAGAGCAAGCAAGACAGCAAGCCGCTGCTTTAGGTTTAGATGCTCAAGGACAGGAAGAGGCGGCTCGTCAGGCGCAAGAGCAATTCCAACAACAAGCATACAGTCAGACATTGCAAGCACGAACAACCCAAGAGCAGTTTGGTCAGGGCGCGTTTGAGTTTGGCGAGCAGATGAAACAATTTGCTGCCAACATGGGTATGGATGCACAGCAGGCAACGGACGCTTCTCGTCAGGCACAAGAACAGTTTATGCAGACCTCTTACCAGATGAACCAAGCCAGTCAGCAGGCAGCGCAAGAGCTTAACGCTCAGGCATACAATGCTCGTGAACAGGCAAGACAAGAGGCATCTCGTCAGGGGCTTAGTGCGGCAGAAGCAAACAACAGAGCAATGCAGGCTGAAGAGCAGTTCCGACAATCTGCTGACGCTCAGAACCTAGAGCGAAACTATCAGCAACAAGTTATCCAGCAGAACGCGTTCCAGTTTGGGGAGCAAGCAAGACAAAGGGCGGCTGAGTTAGGGCTTTCTGCTCAAGAGCAGGAGCAGAGGGCTGCAGAGGCATCGGAGCAGTTTAGACAGTCAGCGTTTCAGTCTAACGAAAGCGCTCGGCAACAACAGGAACAGTTACGCAATCAGACTTTCCAGATCCAAGAGCAAGCCAGACAGGAAGCATTAAGAATTGGACTTGATGAACGACAAGCAGAAGAGCTTGCCCGTCAGCGAGCCAACGAGTTCATGATGCAGTCGCAACAGTTTAATGTTGGCACCGCACAGGATCAGGCTCGGCTAATGCTTGAAGGCTTTGGCATGGATCAGGCTACACGAGCACAGCAGCTTGATTCAGCTAGACTGCTTGGACAGCTTGGTGGTCAAGAACAGCAGATGGCTATTGACCGATTGCTTAACCTACAGGCTGCTGGTCAGATACAGCGAGATCTTAGTCAGCGCGGCATGGACATGGGCTACGAGGATTTCTTGCGACAGCAAGCATTCCCAAGAGAGCAGCTTGGCTTCTTTAGCCAGATGCTTCGTGGTTTGCCAATACAGCCCGGGCAAACAACAACATCATTCGGAGCATCACCTAGCGCATATCAACAAGCACTTGGCGCTGGCATAGGTGGTGTGGGATTATATAGAGCATTAGGACAGGGTGGCTAATGAACATATTAGAAATTGAAGACATCATTAAAGGGTTGCCCGATCAGGCTTTGGTGCAAGAAGCTCAGGCACCGTCTGGCCAGATGCCACAGTTCCTTGTTGTTTCTGAGATACAGCGCAGAGCTGATATGCGTAAGCGGTTCCAGAATCAACAGCAAGAGATGCCACAGGGAACCATTGCACAGCAGATAGTTCAAGGTGGTATCGCGTCTATGGGTAACCAACAGCCGATACAGCCTATGCCCCCACAGGGAATGCCACAGCAAGGAATGCCTCCTATGCCACAGCAGGGAATGCCCATGCAGCAGCAACCCCCTATGATGCCCCCTATGTCACCCCCTATGATGCCCCCTGCTCAAGGAATGGCGGGTGGTGGTGTAGTTAGAATGCAGAAGGGTGAGCTAGTGCCGTATACAGGTGGGACTGGACTGACAGAGTATGGTCAAAATTTATTTAGTCAGGGCTTGGGGGAAGGGCAAACTGTTGAGGAGATTGTACGCAATATTTACAATTATCGACCATCAACTACGGCCACCGCTAGAGGATCTAGACGCGACCCAGACCAGCCAAGCACGGAAGAATATATTAAGAGTATATATGGAGATGATTTTTCAACTCCCGGTCTGTATAGCGGCATATTCCGTGGTCCCGGTGCAGAATCTTTATACATGGAAGAGGTAATGGGTAGAATTGGAAGCAGCGTTCCAGTAACAGAATCACCAATTCCCAGCCCCTTAACAACAGATAGTCAGGGTAGTGCAACGGAAACTCTTTTAACAGGAGAAACGCCCAGCCTAGAGTCTTTATTGCAATATAAATCACCACTAAGTTTTGGTGATAATTATAATGTTGAAAACCCTCTTGATATGGACTCAAAAAGATTCTATGAAACTACAATCAACGAAGACCCAAAAGATTTAGCCCCAATGATTAGCTTGGGGTTAAGCGATAGAACTCCAAAAGATAAGGTTGATGAGGACACGATGAAGCGTCCGCAAGGCCCAGATTATAGTGCCGCTAAATCAATATTAGATGAGCTTCAAGCGGTCGATTACTCTGCGTTTAAGCCAGACTATGCCGGGCTGATCACAGAGCAAGAGCGCCGCGCACAGAAGATCAGAGACGATGCATCTAAGGACGCTTCGGCTCAAGCGTTGATTCAGCTTGGTGCCGGACTAGCGGCTGGAGATATCTCTAAAGGACTATCTGCGGCAGGTCAATCTGTGGCAGACATCAAGCGTCAAGCTAGGGCCGAAGCAAGAGACGAAGAAGGATTTGCAAGACAGCTACGCCTAGCGCAAGATGAGGCTGGAATGCAGCTTGGCGTTAAGGGTGCTGAAGCAGAAAGAGAGATGGCCAGATTCAAGGCTACATATGGTGTTAGCTTGAAGGAGCTTGAGAACACTATGACACTGGCAAGAGAGCAAATAACTGCCGAAGCGAATACAGAAGCTGGCCGTATGCTTAGGGGAAGGCTGGAAGGCCTTAACAATTTAATTAAGAACCTTGTGAGCGACCCATTCGCAGGCGACATAGACGAAAATAAAGCTGCAATTGCTCAAGCAGACG